TTTTTTGCATATACCCTATTGGGTCAGCATCAAAAAGTTCTTTAGTAGGTTTCACAGGTGGCTGTGCTAATCCTCCTTGTTGGATTTGTTGATATAACTGAGCCATTTGCTCACGTTCTTTAGTCAAAGCTGTGTAGACTGTTTCGGCTTCTTTACGTTGTGCCGCCACATCCTGCATACCTTGTTGGACGTACTTCTGTCCACTATAGCCTTGCTTTAAGTTCTCTAAGGTTACCTGCTCTTCCTGACCATTTACTTTAACAGTAAAAAATTCAGGTGTTACAGGTTCTTCAGAACTGGCATCCTCTATTGGGTCTTCGTCATCCTCATAGTCCGAAGCTTCAATTTCTTCAGCTTCTTCTGTTACTTCTTCTTCAACTTCATCAGCAACTTCAGCCTCAGCAGATATTTCTTCTGTTTCCTGAGATTCTTCTATTACTTCTTCTGTTGTCTCTTCTTCTACTGGCTCAACAATGCTACTAATAGCACTATCTACGTCAGTTATTGGGGTTTCAGTCTCGTTAGCCAAGGTACTGTCTCCTATTTAAGTTTGCGATTGTACATTGCTTCATCTGTTTTTACAGAGTCGAAGTAATCATCAATCTTTCTAATTGCACATATCATGTTATGTGCCTCCTCTCGCTCATCCGTTGTCGAATCAGCGTTTACAAACACAGCAATTTGCTGTTCTGTAATCTCTTTTAAGGCTAACTGAAACATATCGTCAGCCTGTAATGTTTTCATTCTAGCAGATTTTTCAACAATTGAAAGTTTCGATGCCACTAGAACCTACCTCCTGTTACTGCCTGTGCAGGTGATTCTTGTGGGTATCTAGCTTGTTGCTGTGCCGCTTTTATTTGCTCAACATCTACTTTAGTACCGTATTCGCCTAATATCTCTGCGGCTTTAATAATAAGGTCTTGGTCAAGCTTATCACGCTCTCTATCATCAACTGCAATAGCTTTCTGTGCATCTATTTGTGCTTTAAGCATATCCATCTCAGCTTTCTTATCTGCTTTGTATTGTTCTGCTTGTACAAGTGCTTCAGCTTCAGACATTTGTTGGTTTTCTGCTTCCATCTGTTGTTGCTGTTGCATTAATTGCATTTCCATTTCAGGTGTCATTGGATTAAAGTATCTGTCAACGTTACGCACACCTTGTAAAGCTAACATATCACCTAATGTGTTACGAATACCTGACATAGTCACTAATCCATTACCTGAGCCATAATTTGACCATATTTGCATTTGCATTTGCAATGCTTGGCTTAATGCATTGTGTCTGTCCATTTCCTGACCAGTTCCGACACCAACATTTACAGTCATATCCATACCTGTGTTCCAAACTCTTGGGTCTACAGGTTGAAACTCACCATGTAAACGCATCATAGTATCTTCACAGCTATTTTCTACTAGAAGGTTTAGCATTAACTTAAATAAGCGTTTCATGCCTCCTTCAGCAATATTTCGAGCCATAACTTCTATCTGAGCAGAACCTTGTTGTGCTTGTAGACGAGCCGCAGTAGCTGAGGTATTTTGTAAGGCATCAGGGTCAAGACCCATAGAAGCTCGGCTTACACCGGATTTAGCTTCAACAGCATCGTCCATGTATTGCATCGCAGTTAATACCTGACCTGCGACAAAAGGAGTTGCAATATCTACAAGCGCTTGTGGTGATTTCATTCTTACTAGACCACCTATCTCGTTGTTCATTAAATCATCGACATTAACTTGTCCTTGCACATAACCTTGTCTTGGTGAATTAGTTAATGCTACGTTGTCCATCATTCCTCTTAACATAGCTGTAGAAGAGTCTTGGTCATTCATTAGCAAATCTGCAACACTACGACCAAAGAATGTGTGTGGCTCAGGGTCTACTTCAAATACAGCAAATGGCACTTCGCCATATGGCTCACATTCCAGTAGTTTGTCATCACCACCTGCAAGTAACAATCTATACATAACAGCAACACCTGTGCCTTCTTTATCCATTTTCATGTAGGCTTCTGTAACAGCAACTTTTTTCATTGATATATCTGCTGTAGATTCATCTTCATCTTGCTCGTATCCTCTACGCTCAAATTCTTCTGAGTCTGAATATGTATCATCAGAACTTAAACCTGATAAATTAGATACTTCTTCAAAGTCATAACCCATAGAAACTAGGTCACTTACTCTTAACTCAGTTCTGTGAGCTACAATGTATGCATCATCAACACTTTTAGCGTTTCTGTCTACAATAAATTCTTCAGGTGGTACTGACTCTATTTTTAACTCACCATTTTCTTTTTTGTGGCTTACAGTTAGCGTGTGTTTAGGTGTTTCTACTTCAATAGCATCTTCACCCATCATCATTTCAAGTTCTGTGCCATGCTCAATAACAGTCACATCAGGCTCATTAACAATAGCCATCATTTCTTCATCTGTTACATTTGTGTAAGTGTGCATGGTAGCTTCTGTGTTGCTTTCCCACCATATTTTTAATACACCTGTTTTTTTGACTAAAGCATCATGTATTGCATCATTTAACAACCTGTATCCATTTAGCTGTTGAAACTTCCAATGTGCATATTTAGTAGCTTGTTCAGCTCCTACAACATCTTTTTGGCTAGTTGGTATAAATTCTACTGGGTTCTCTGATGACAAGAAAACACGCATTAGACTTGGTTTAATAGCACGTATTGTGTCTCTTACTTTAGTAGCAACTATCTTTGAACGTCCATCTTCCTGACCAATGTCTACTTCACCTTCAAAGTAACGCTGTGACTTAATTCTGTCTTCAGCTATTTCGCTTTCAACAAATGATATTGCAGCATCTAAAGCATCTTTAGCTATGCCTTGTACGTCATCATCTGTCATTGCTTTTAATTCTGCCATCTATTACTCCTGAAATCCTGAATAATTAACTACACCACGTTTTGCATATTCTAACAGACCTGACATTGGGTCATAAGCTTCTGCAACATCTTGTCCTCTAACTCTTCCATAAGCATCGCCAACTACCTCGGTTGTGCCAGTTATTGCTCGGTCTATCATCATTTGTAATTTGCTCATAGCGTTATCGTCTATTAAAGCCTTTTGTACTAAATCAGGGTCTCTAGCTGTTACAACTTCAACAATTTTCATTGCTTCTTTATCAGGTATGCCTCTAGCTTGTGCAAATCGTACTAGTGGTTGTAACACAGCCAAGAAAATATCTCCTGTTGACCTTTCTCCTCCACCACCTGTTGCTAGTCTTGAAGCACCAACCATTTGACTTGCATCTAATAAAGGAGCTGTTGGTGAACCTGCACCAATCTGTAATTTACTTTGTGCTGTAGCTGCTTGTGATGCAATTCCTGCTTTTTCTAATATGTCATCTACTTTATCTTCAGGAAACACTCTAGTTATTATCTGATAAAGGTTTTTGTTTTCATTAGCGATGTTTCTTGCTACTGATGGTGCATCTTTACTCTTCAATTGTATTAAAACACCATCTCTAAGGCTTTGCATTGCATTTGGCACTTCAGCCATGTCTTCAATAAACATTTCGATTTCTTCAATTGGTCTGTTCATAATTTTGCGACCATATTGGTAAGCATCACGTGCTGTCCTTAAATCTGATGCTGTTTTTCTTGCTACTTTTAAATCAGGTGAAAATATATCTAGTGCATCTTTAAGATTTTTCATTGTATCTTTTCTGACTTGCATCAAATCTGTTTGCCCTGACCTAAATAATGCATCTTTATCATTACGTATTGCTCTATAAATTATTTCTGCATCTTTAACTGTCGGCTGTCTGTTTAATTTAACAAGACCATCTTCAATTTCATAAAATGGTTTAGCTCCTGCATACATCTTATTAATGGTATCACCACCACCTTGAAACTCTCTAATCGATTTCATTAAAATTTCAGTAGTAGCTGTATCTAATTCAGGGTTTGTTTTCTTAAATATAGCATTATATGCCTTGCTTTCAGCATCTCTAAATTCATCATCAGTTTGTTTGTACGCTTTAAGTAAGTTTTTCTCTACATTACCACGCTCAATTGACTGTTGCATTGTGCTTAATAAGTCTTTTCTTGTTTCTAGTGGTCTCAACTCCATTTCATCTTTTAATGACTTACTAGCAACACCACTATCTTTAACTACTGCCTTGATGTAATACAATAATGACTGATTTTCAGCAATTAATTCACCACTAGCTACTTTAGCAACAATTTCATCAGGTGTTAATCCTGTTTTATTAACCATTCTTTGTAATTCTTGACGTACAGCCTTGTCCATTTTGTCTTTTCCTGACTTTTTGATGACTAAATTAGCTGTAATCTTACCTGCACCTGCAATAATAGGTGTTAACACAGCAGAAGCACCTGCTGTTGTCAATGCATCTGTCATTTGCCCTTCAATGTCTTCTTTTTCTGATGCACCATAACCATAAATACCACCACCTGTTGCTGACCTACCTGATGCTTGAACTAAGCTTGTAGGTGACTTACCTGCACTAAATACACTTTTACCAAATCTCATTAAATTACTAAAAGCGGCTGTCCATCCGGGAACACCACCAAATATTAAAGCTATACTAGGTAATACTGCACCTGCCATTTCAGCAGATAAAGCTTCAGCACCATTTTGTTCTTTATATGCATTAAGTTTTGCACGTATTTCGTTACGTGCTGTTTTGTAATCAACTTTGTTGTCTACTAAAGATTTAGCTAATGCTTCTATTTCGTCAGCAAAGCCATATGTTAAACCTTGTGCAAAAAAACGTCCTGCTTGTCCTTCAACTGGTACTGCACCGTTGCCGGGTTCACTTACAGTAGGAGGTGCTAAAGAAGTAATGTAGGAATCTGCATCTGAAGTAATTTTTTGACTTAATGCCTCTTCTCTTTTACGAACAACGTCTTGTAAATAATTATCTAAATCACTCATTAGTTTGTCCTTCTGTCAAATATGCCTTTTCTTTCTTCGTAAGTTAAGTCTTTGTAAGCTTCTCTATCGATGCCTACTTTAAGTAACGCTTCAACTTCGTTAGGTTTTAATTGTTCCCAAACAACTGCATCGTGCTTTTTAGTTTCTTCAACCATTCTAGCAACAAAATCACTCCATGATTTTCCACCACCTAAAAGACTTGTTGCTTCTGTTTCAAAGGCTTGTGCTAATTTACGTCTAACACGTATTTGCTCAATAATCATGTCACGTAGTTCAGCAGGAGGTAAATCTAGGTTTAGGTTAGTTGCCATTGCCATTTGCATTTCTCGCTCTGATAATGCACCGAATGTAGCACTATTAATAACACTTATACCTAATTTGTTTTGTAAGCCAAACAACAATGCTGTTTTATCATCAATTGCAGGTAATCTTCTTGCTAAAAATCCTGACAATGCACCGTCATCAACTGCTTGTAAAGCTAATTCAAATTGTGATATTTGACTACGCAAGTTTCTAGATTCTGTATACGCTTGATTACCCATTTTAGTTGCTGTTTCTTGGTCTTGTATTAAGAACGCTTGGTCGTTTTCACGCTTTTGTTTTTGCTCTATAGTTTCGCCATATGATGGTAACCATACTTGTTTAATATCTCCAGTCGCTTTATCTGTTTGTATTTGATAATGCTGTCCTTCTCTAGATTTACCATTTTCATCTGCTAAATCTTTACCTTGGTAAGTCATCATTTCACTTAGTCCAAGTGCATATTCTTTATCATTAGAACCTAGACCTTTTATATCCATGTACGCTTTCATAACATCGTCATGCATAGTGCCATCTGCTTCTAATATTTCTGCTAAATCTAATAGCTGTGCATTATTAGGGTCTTTGCGTAATAATGCTAATGAAGCATTTATATCAGTCTTGCCGGTATCATCTAATGCACGTTTCATTGCTTCTGTCACACCTAAACCACCTGACTCAACTAAATCTGCTAAGTGAGTTTTACCCATTTTCCGTAATGCACCTACTGCGTTGGATTTACCTGTATTTGCTGATGCAGTATCAATTGTGTTTTGAAACGAAGCCGCTATGTTTGGGTCAGGGTCAAGTGTCATAGAGTTAAAACCTATGCCAAGACGTGCAACTTGCTCTTGGCTCATTCCTTTGAATAGTTGATTGCTTATGCCACTAATTCCACCACCAAATCCTGTAGTGTTAGTTGCTTGTGTAGGTGGTTGGTTATACTCACCCATAGATTGGATTTTCTTTTCTTCTTCTCCACCTAGAAGTCCTTTACCACCACCCATAAACTGGCTTAGTAAACCTAATCCGACCATTTGTCCTAAACCTATTGCCATTATGGTGTTCCTCCAGTATATCCACTAGCACCTAGTGTTAGATAATCAAACAGACCCGGCTGTTTACTTGTAGTTGTAGTCTGCGGTGTTGTTGGTGTCACTCCTAATGCTGCATTTAAGTAAGCAAGACCTTGTGCAGGATGTCCAACATATCCTTGATATTTGTTTGCTGCTGCATCAAATATTTGTTGTTGTAATGCTTGTTGCATTGCTCCTTGAGCCATTAAATTTTGATTAACAGTTTGACCCATACCAAACCCTAAATTAGATATGTCTGCTAATTGACCTGCTGCACCTAATCGTTGACTTTGTCCTGATAAATCCGCTTGTTGATTTGCTAATTGCCCTTGCATGTTGTTTTGTATATCTTGTAAAGCAGCTTGTTGTGCATTTGTATACCCAGCTTGTCTTAAACCTGCTGAAGATTGTGCAAGTTGTTGTGCAACACCTCGACCCATTTCTCCCATTGCAACACCATGTCTTGAGCCTCCATAAGCATTTGCCATTGATGCTTGAGAACCTAAATGGTCTAAGCCTATTTGTGCGCCTCTTAAAATATCAGCTTCATTAGCTTTGACAACTTCATCAGTATATTGATTCATGTACGGTGATAAATTAGTGTTACTCAACTGATTTGCATTAACTGATAAAGGTTGATAACCTAAGCCTTGCGCTGTGCTTAATCCTGCGCCTTGAATACCTTGCGCAGCCATTGTGTTTATGTTTGGTTTAAGTGGTTGTGTACTAATGGTTGGCATAGGTGTAGCATTTATGCCATGATTAGGGTTACCAACATATTTGCCTTGGTTAAGTGGGTTAGGTTTAGCTACTTGCCCACCGTTTGCTTGTCCTGCCATTACTTTATCTCCATTTAATTATCTACCACCTGTTAATCTACGTCTAGCACTTACATTACCTCGACCACCTCTACTGCCAGTTGTTCTTGTTGGTTTTGGTGCTGGTGTTCTTGATGGTTTACTTTTTACAGCAACAGGTTTATTTTTATTATAGTTTACTTTTACTTTTGGTTTTGGTGCTGGTGTTGGTGTGTATCCTTTACGGTCTGCAACAGTTTGTTTTGGTGCTACATAAACTGGTGTTTTAGTTTGTTCTGCGTTAAATTCATCCATAATTTCTTTTACAGATTTATCATTAGGATTACCATATTTATTTTGTATGCTTTGCGTTTGCATTAACACATCATTTATATTTTTACCCATGCCTTCACCTACATCTCTCATTATTGAATCTGATTGAGGTATAGGTATTCCTCTGCCATTAGGTGAACCATTTGTCATTAATGAATTTTCTGCACCTAATCCTAATTCTGCTCTCATTTTATCAAAAACACTTTTTTGTTCAGTTGTACCATCTCTACCTAACATTGCTGTTACGCTTCCTGTATTAGTTGCAGGTCTTACAGAGCCTCTGTAAGATGAACCACTTGACATTAAGGGAGTTGTATTGCCTGTGTTTATCAACTCCCCACTTACTTTCCCATATGCGGATTTCCTCTAAAATCGGTATTAGGTGCATATTTACCTATACCTGCCGCTTGTTCATAATCATCTTGTGCTTTCATACCTGCTACTATTGACTTATAATCAGTTCCAGTTGGTGTAACACCACCATATGAAGCATCTAATATATTAACTGTGCTGTTTGGACTAATTTGGTCTATATGAGCTTGAGATTGAAAGTGCGGAGAATCGTAGTTCGGTGTGAAACTACTAGGTGCTGTAGTCGGTGTAGTAGGGTTATTTGTTACACCTACATTGGCACTACCTCTAAAACCACCTTGTCCAGTTGATTGTGTTGTTGGCACACTAGACCCAAATAAAGCATCATATTGTGCAACTGCATCCGGCTGATTGGCTTTTAGTTCTGCTAAAGCTGATTCGTACAATGGTTGTGAACTATATCCACTAAAGCCATTGAAATCTGTCGGTGTAGGCATTCCACTTGTTGCTGTAAGAGTATTAGGAGCAAGTAATCCAAATGCTTCTGCTGCTCCAATATTTGTATTAAATGCTGCATTTTGTGTTGGGGTAAACGCTGCCACATCAGCACCGTAATAAGGCATGTACTCTATTCTTTGTACATCTTCAGCTCGTTGTAAATTTCTTATAGCTGGGTCTTTTATCCAATCAGGTATTGTTGTTTCACTTGTTTTGCTACCACCTTTTCCACCACTCATTTTAAAACTCCTTTGCTAACGTAGTAAATTGCTGTTTCCATCCTTTATCTTCAAGCACTTTTTTCCAACCTTTTCTTCCAGCTACACTCATTCCAGTACAACCTTGTGCTTTTCCCCATGTCACAGCATCATCATGCATATCTGTTATTTGTTTTATTCCATGTCCTTTATCGCCACCAGCCAAAAAAACATGCAAGACTTTCTTGTTAGGATACACTACTATTTCAGTTACTGCACATCCATTTGCACCCATCCATAGTTGCATATGTCCACTTATAACACCATCAACTATGTCTTTAAAATTATGCGTATTGCCACCTTTGATTAAAGCTGATTCAATCCAATCTCTTGCTTTAATTAATTCATCATGTATTTTCATGGGTCATATTTTAGTTTTACCCAAGCACCGTTTTTTGACACAACAACAGCGTTTTGAGCTTCATCCCACATTAAAATGCCATCCTGTGTTGCTTTAGAATCAGCATCTCTAAATTCTAATTTGTTACGAGTGTTAACTAAAAATTTATTAATACGCTCACCCCACGTACTCCACTTATCTCCTAAAGGTGGTGGTGGTAATTGTGAACTCATCGCTCACCTCCAGCATCGGCTTCTATTCTCATAATGCCTGAGCGCCAATCTGCTAATTTGTTTCCTTCTACACGCATACGTATTTGTCTTCCTGAGAATCTAACTGATGTTGGATTAGATAAGTTATATGAACCATGTACAGTTTCAGTATCATTAGGATGAAATCTTGTTTTAAATGATACCTTAACATCACCCTGAGTCAATTCGTCAGGTATTAGTTTAGTTACTTTCATAATTTGGTCACCATTGCCGAGAGATATTGACCCTGACTCAGCATAAGGTGTATATGAACCATGAGAAAAGCCATATTCATGATTATATAAGTTACCACTAGCATCTGCCCATATTGGATTGTCAAACACACCTCTATCAACTGCTGCTGTTCTATCTATTGTACCAACCGCCCAATGACCTTCCATGTAATCATATGTAACATATTTGTCATTTTCAGTAGAGTTTTCTGATGTGTAAAACCACCATATTTCACTATGCTCTGAGTTATGTACAGCGTAAGCTTTGCTTATTTGACTGTTTGAAATATTACCAAACACTAAATCATGTACATCGCAAGGTAATTCTTTTGCTACACTTCCATCGAATATAAAGAAACCGTTAGCACCTAGCCAAAACGCACCTTGGTCGATAGCTACTGCCGCCTTTCTTGATGCAACACCACAAGCTGTTCCTACTCTTTCAAAACCATATACAAATGGCGCACCTGAATACGTTGCTAAGTGTGCATCTGTATCTGTCAGGATTAACGTAGTACCACGCATTCTGACACCACACATAATTTGACCAGTTGTGACTAGCTCAAAATCACCAGCCTCGTTTGTTGCCGCAGGACTCCACACCGTATTTGCTTCTCTGTCACACCATTGCACTTTACGTGGATTACCACCAGCACCTAAAGCAAACACAAAACGTTCTTCTGTTACTACAATTGAATTATTGCTAACTGGTGCATTTGTTAAAGCTGTAGGCAATACTGATGT